GAGCTGCTGCGCTACTACATCGACCACGACGAGAAGCGCGAGAACCTGGCGGACGAGGCACGGGCGGCCATCCAGAACTGGACGTTCGACAACCGGGCCAAGGACGCGTGCATCCTGATGGAGAGGATCGGCATACTGTGATCAGCAAAGAGTGCCGTAGGGCCGGGAACATGCTCACCGTTGGGTACTCCACGACCGAGATCCTGCTCGCGCACAAGCAGTGCAAGGGCGGCACCTGGTGTGATTGTGCTTGCGTAGTACCCGCCAGGGAGAACAGGAGGACAAGTGCCTAATCACGCCCCGCAAACTCCCGGCAAGGTGAAGATCGACTACACACCCGGCGAGGCGGCCGAGATCTCCATCGACGGCTACCGCCTGGAGCAGCACGTCACCGCCCTTACCCTCAAGCTGGACGCCGCTGAGAAGCCCGTCCTGATCCTGGAGCTGCTGCCGTCCAGCGTGGACGTGACCGCAGCCAGCGTTACCGTCAGCGGCGAGTTCCGCGACTTCCTCATCGCCCACGGCTGGAAGGCCCCCTCATGATCACTCCCCCCGCAGCAGTAGACACCGGCAACTGGGCAGGCTACGAATGGCACGGCGGCACCGTGTCGGCGTCGGAGTTCGTCGTTCCCGAGTTCCCCTACCACGAGATGAGCGCCGCCGAGAAGGACAACCACACGGTCCTGACCCTGTGGGCCGGCCTGGGCGTGGCTCCCTACATCGAGCAGATCGGCATCTACGACTACGTGCAGAACAGGCACGTGAACTGGGCCGGGTTCTGTGCCTGGTGGCCGACCGTGGACGAGAGCTGCGGGCACGGGATCTCCACCGGGGACAAGATGTTCGTGAGCATCCACCGCAACGGCCTGACGTACAAGATGACCATGCGCGACGCCGGCCCGCACAACGTGTGGACGATCTCCATCAGCAAGACGCTGAACCACGAGGACACCACGGCCGAGGTCATCGCGGAGGACTCCACGTATCCCGGCTACCCCTTCGAGCCGCTTACCCGTTTCAGCCCGGTCAATGCGGCCACGTCGGGCAACCCGGCGACTGAGGTCTACGACTACTTCAGCCACGCGGTCAAGGACTCCCACCGAGAGATCACCATCCTCCACCGTTAACTGTTGCAGGACTTCACAGCCAGCCTTACCCTAGGGATTGAGGACTTCTGTCTGTGAAAGGACGAAACAGTGTCGAGGATTCACGGTCGCAACGGCATGTGCTATGTCGGCGTCTCTACGGGCGTTGCGGCAGCCCCGCTCGCGTTCGTCGCTGACTGGACGATTAACTTTACCGTCGCCAAAGTCGATGTCACGGCTCTGGGCGACTCCAACCTCGTGTGGGTCGCGGGCCTGCCGGATGCTTCCGGTGACTTCACGGGCTTCTACGACACCGCCACCGCCCAGACGTACACCGCCGCTGTTGACGGCCTGCCCCGCAACTTCTACCTCTACCCGTCGCTGCTCGGCGTTCAGGGGGCGAACCCCGGCCAGTACTACTTCGGAACGATCTTGCCTGACTTCAGCTCCTCGGGTGGCGTGGCTGCGGCTGTGACCTTCAAGTCGAGCTGGAACGCGGCGTCGCAGATCCAGAGGTACCCGTCCGCTGGTCTCGCCGGCACCTGATCGTAGGTGGGCCGGGCGGCTGGGGAAGAAATTCCCTGGTCGCCCGGTTTTGTGTGTAGACAGTTCACGGTCCTGGTATAGACTGACCTCCGACAGCACCTAGATCGGAGTCATACAGATGCCACCCCGCAGTTCTTCAGACCGCCGTGCAGCGAGTTCACAGCTTCGTGTCGCTGAGCAGAGCGCCCGTGTCGGCAAGGACACCCGTGCCAAGGGCGAAGACGACGCACTTACCGTCCCGCTCGCGGGCAAGGAGTTCCGCCTGGCCGACGAGGTGGGCGTCATGGCGCTCATGGAGTGGGTGGCGGCGGCCGAGGGCCGGGAGAACGAGACCGGCAAGAGCCTCGTCGCGATCTTCCACGTCCTTGAGGACACCGTGCACGAGGACGACTGGGACGAGTTCCGCCGTCACGGGCGCGAGCAGAAGGTCCAGGCCAAGGGGTACGGCGACTTCATCAACGCCGCCCTGGAGGCCATCGCGGGCCGCCCTACCGAGGAGTCCAGTGGCTCCTGAGCTGGCTGGTCTCTAACCAGGGCTACATCGACGGCCAGTCTCATGCCGAGGGCAGCGGAGTCCAGCTCCACCAGATGACCGTCCGCGAGGGCTGCAACCTCGCGTACTTCCACGTCGTCAAGGACATGCGCGAGGAGGACCGCGCCGCCCGGACAGCCGGGGCCAAGTTCGATGAGTCCCTTGAGGACCGCATCGAGGAGTTCGAGGAGAAAATCGGACTGCGGCCGGCGCACGAAGACCTGGCGCTGTGGATGCACAAGCACGTCATGCTTCCCGCTCAGGGCTATACCCCCGAGCAGATTGCTGAGATGTTTAAGGAGGACACCAAGACTGCGCTGCCGCGCGGGGTCAGCGAGGAAGACCGCTGGATGTTCGAGGACGAGGAGTTCGACGGGCTGAAGGACTTCGAGGGCAACCCGTGGGACCTGCCGGGCCTTGGAGAGCAGAAGGTAGCGGCGCTGAAGAAGAAGGAAAAAGAGAAGCGGGAGACGCTAGGGTGAGCGGGGACCTTCAGTGGCACGACGCGGACCTGTACGACCTGCTGCACAGCGTTGACGGCCCGGTGGGCAAGTGGCTCCAGGAGAAGATGCTTCAGATGACGGCGGCGGCGGAGGCGGCTGCCCCGATCCAGAAGCCGCAGAACTACTCCTGGGGCCGCGACTCCACCTCGTACGAGCCCCGGTCAGAGGGCTACCTGAAGGGCACCGTGCGCCCGCACATGGGCTACACCAAGAGCGGCAACCTGTTCGCGGGCGTCAACGCGGCGTACGGTCCCACGCTGTTCCTGGAGTACGGCGGCGGCCGGCACGGGCAGGCTGAGCTGATTCCCTTCATGAGCGACACTCTGTACGCTGTAACAATAGAGTGAGGGGAGTTCACAGTGACCGGCAGGCTGATCGGTGAAGCTTATATCTCCCTCCTCGCAGACGCTTCCATGTTCCCGGCCGACGCCAAGGCCAAGGTCGATGCGGCGCTCAAGGGCGTCAAGGGCGACATACCCCTCACGGCTAACACCAAGGACGTTGACGCCAAGATCGCGGCCATCGCCGCAGCGCTGAAGAAGCTCAACGGGGAAGTTCGCATCAAGGCTGACACCCGGGCCTTCATCCTGGACGTTGCGGGCGCGCAGGCGGCCATCCAGTCCTTGAGGGACCGCCTGGGCAACATCCCCATGGACGCGGACAACTCCAAGTTCATGTCCAAGCTGTACGGGGCCAGGGCAGTAGTCAACGGCCTCGCGGAGCAGCTTGACAACATGGACGCTGACGGCGACATGGACAAGATCATCTCCAAGGTCTACGGGGTCAAGTCGGTGGTCGAGGGCCTGGAGACTGACATGTCTCACCTTGACGCTGACGGCGACATGTCCAAGATCGGCGCGAAGCTCGGAGCGCTCGGCGGCGTCATCAAGACCATGGCCGACGAGCTAGACCACATGCGCATGGACGCTACGGACGCGGCGCTCCTGGCTAAGATCACCGGTGCCCAGGCTGTGGTAGTGGCCCTGGCCAAGCGCATGCGGGGCATGACCCTCTCGGCGGACACGCTGCCCTTTGAGTCTGACATCTACAAGGCCGTGGCCCAGATCGAGATGCTGCGCAAGCTGGCCGCCACGCCGGTCGCTGTCTTCGCGCTGCCGCATACGCCGGGCGCGTACTCCACCCTGGGCACGGGCGCGTTCAACGCCGGCGAAGCCCAGATGATGGACCAGCTAACCAGCAAGACACTGGAGAGCCTGACCGCCACCGACCGCCTCACCCGGTCAACGGATACGTTCAAGCGGGCGGCGGCGGACGCGGCCCGTGACGTGCAGCACCAGTCCCAGTTCCTGAACCAGCTCGCCGCGCAGGCTCAGGCTGCCAACATGGCGGTAGACCGCCTTACCCGTTCCGAGGACCAGTTCCACCAGTCCATGGCACGGGATGTCTACTCGGGGGTCGCCGGACCGAAGACTGCGCCACTGCACTTGCAGCGTGCCGCGTCACTGAGTTTCGTAGGAGGAGGCGGGGCCGGAGCTGCGGCCATGGACGCCACGCTCCGCAAGCTGAACACCGACTTGCACGGCGTCGGCCGTAGCAGCATGATAGCCGCTGCGGGCCTGGAGCGCATCGCGGCCAGCGACTCGATGATCATCAAGAGCAACCTCGGCGGGTGGATGGGCTTCGCCGGCACCAAGATCCGGCTGATGGGCGGGGCGCTGGACTCCATCCTGCCTAAGTGGGCGCGGGCCATCTCCGTGTGGCACCTGGCAGCGGACGTTGCCTTCGAGATCGCCGCAGCGTGGGCTCCCGCCTTGATCGCCGTGGGCACTTTCGCCGCGTACGCCTTCCCCACGGGTCAGAAGATCATAGGCCAGTGGAAGAACATCAACACCGTGCTAGACGGCGTGGGCGGCAAGCTCCCCGACATGGGGCGCGGCTTCGACATCGTGAACAAGGCCATCGAGCCGAGCGTCATCTCGGCATTCGGCGCGTACATGAACGTCATCGGCAGGAACTCCGGGCCGCTGGGCCAGGCTCTCCAGGGCGTCGGCAAGGTCGTGGACGTGTGGGGCGCGAAAATGGTCTCCTGGGCAGCCAAGGCCCAGGCCGGCTTCAACAGCTTCGTCCGCTCGGGGTCCGGCGACTTCGCCCTGATCGGTGAGGGCTTCCACCAGCTATTCCGGATCATCGGTGAGCTGATCCACGACATGCCCGGCATCGTCCACGTGCTGCTGCCGGTAGGCGACGCGTTCCTGAAGGTCACCGGCAACATCGTCCAGGCGTTCGGCCCGATCCTGAAGTACGGGCTGCTCCTGCACGGCATCCTGATCTACGCAGGACTGGCGGCTACCGCTGTCGTCGCGCTCGGCCGGGCTGTCGCCGGCGGGGCCATCGCAACGTACCTGACCAAGACCACCAGCGCTACGTTCATGGCGTCGGCTGCGGCCGGCGAGGCGACGGGCAAGTTCAGCAAGTTCGGCCTCGCCATAGGCAACTTCGCCGGCGGGCTGGCGGCCTTCGGCACTAACACGGTCAGGTACAGCAAGAGCGTCGCTGCCGTAGCGCACAGCGAAGGCATCGCGGCAACCGCCTCCAAGCTGCTGAAGGACGGCATCGGAGCTATCCCGTTCGGCCCGGTCGGCATTGCCATCGCCGGCGTGGCAGCAGTCACTACCGTCCTCTACTTCGCCTTCCGTAACTCCACGACGGCGGCCACCAAGCTCACGACCGCGATGCAAGCGCTCATTGCGTCGTCTACCGTCGTGACCTTGCAGAAGAACATCGCCACGGCGGTCACGGCCTCGAATAAGGCGATGACTACTCAGGCGCAGATCACCAGCCAAATCGCTCGCAACAACGTCCACCAGGCCAGTACCACCGCGCTCAACGCTTCGATCACGGCGCAGAAGCAGTACTCCGGCCTGCTTGTCAGCGGGATTACCGACGCCCAGCAGTACGGTCAGCGAATGAATACCCTCACAGGTATATTCGGGAGCGCAACTGCCGCGCAGTCTGCCCTGAACCTGATGGGCATAAGCGCGGGCAAGATCGCTGTCGAGACCGATGCGGAGTGGCGGACTCAGTACCAAGAGCTGAAGAACCTAGCCGCCGGCTACGGTTACATGAGTTCACAGGCGGGGGCGGCCGGCGCTCAGCTCAACGCGCTGAACCTCGTCGCGGGTACCACGTTCAAGAACATCCAGGCCCTCACAGGGGCGGAGAGCCAGTGGATTACCACGGTCACAGGCGGCGAGTCGGCGTTCATCTCGTTCGAGCAGGGCTTCACCGGGCTGAACAGCGCCATAGGCCACGTGGCCAAGAACGCGCCTACGGTGACCGTTAACGTAGGCAAGATCAGGACTACGTTCCAGGCACTCGGCGGCAGCATGAAGGGCACGTCCGCGTTC